AGGTTTAGTTCCCCATCCTACCACTGTAGGCTACGTTCACTTTACCTGTGCCAGATGCTGTGCAGAAACTTAGTCCTGCTGTGTAACCTGCAAATGTGATTGTTCCTCCAGTTCCGTCCTCATCTGAGGAGCAGGCTGCAAGGATTCCTGTGTAGTTGCCTGTTGCAGTAGTGCATTTGGTTGATCCGCTTGCATTACCGTCTTTTGTTAGTCTGTAAAATACTGGTACTGTCCCAACATTCTGAATCAACAGAAACGCAGGACTCATCGAGGTTTGAATTGTTGAATCTGTTACTGACCCTGTTGGTACAGACAATTCTAAGTTTATTGTTTCACCAAAGTTGTGGAGAACATCATTTTGAGCACTCATTTTTTATAAATTCCAAATCTTTTTCATTTGCCGTTTTGTGTAACGACTTTTCCACCCTTCCGGTTTCATCTCTGCAGATCTGCAGGATCTCTTAATCTGTTCTTTAGGAGAGAGTGGTTTTTGTTGGCCTCCGAAGTTGAAACTGGTTGGTACATCAACCTTCATCCACTTCTGGCCTCCTTCTTCAAAACTATCAAGATCAGGCGAGGCCAATATCTCTTTGACCTCACCTGTCTCTACATTCCTGTAATCTAACAAAGGCATTAGTCAGTTTTAAAAACTGGGATGTAATATTTATCCCCGTTAATACTAACAAGCACACCTTGAACATCACTTGCACCGGGAGTTAAACTGTCTACGTTATACTTTGTTAAGTTTGTACTTCCGTTTTTATCACTGCCATCAATCTTAGCATTCGTAAACTCCAAGAAAGGAGTTGCTGAATTTGCTGTAGACAGATCTCCGTTAGGAGCTTCTATAGCGATTGTTTTTACATTACTGTTCCCTCCGTCAGTTTTATACTGACGGCCTTCTAGTGGTTTTCCAATTATTGGCATTTTTACATTCCTCCTTCAGCGTCGATTTTTACCATCTCTGCCATTAGTTCATCGCGGCTAGGTCCTTCTTCAACTACTTCCATCTCTTCAACAGTTTCCTCTGCTGGATAAGCAGGCTCTCCGTTGACAGTTTCCATAGCAATCTCGACCATATCCCCTTCCATTTCTGAAACAGTCCCTTCAATAGTGAAGGAAACTGCATCACCTTTTTCAGGTGAGAGAACCTCACCCTCCTCGCCTGCCATTTGAAGGCTGGCTACTGGTATCATTACGTTTGGCATAAGTATAAACCGGGAGGGGAATTACCCCCTCCCAGTGGTTAATAATCTTAGCTGTAGTTTGTACCACTATAAACCTGAGCCAAGAATTTTGGCTGTAGGATCTTCTGACCGTAGTAAGTCTTGAAGCCGATAGTGGTTAGCTGTGCTAGTGGATCAGTTTTGTCTGGTCCCTGAGCAATAGACATCTTAGGAGCATAAGGACTCTGAGAAGCTAAATCTACAGTGCCAAATGCTTGATCACCAAAGACAAATGTAGAGTAAACTCCACCTGTTGCATTGTAAGTGACTCGCTTAGTAGCATTTCCGTGTTCAGTCTGATAAGAGTTAGTAGTTTCAATACAACGAATACCTGCATATCGTCCAACTTCACCCTTCATAATTGCGTCAGGATCACCGTAGTGACGTGAACTAATCCAATCAGAATCGTTCTGCAAGTCACGCAGTACTCTAGGATCAGCAACAGCAGTATAATAGCCGTTAGTGGTTGGAGCATTGTTAACTTTCAGAGCTGTAGCTGTGTCCAATAACTCAAGACCTGTCATCACCTGAGACGATGTAGGAGCTACTGAGTAATAAGCTGAAGCACCAGCAAAACGGCTAATCTTGTTAGCTGTAATTGTGGTTCCTGTAGTGATCGAAGTGTCATCACCTAAAGTATATGCAATCTTAGTATCCAAGTGTAGAGCTGCGTCCTGACCGTTAACAGTAGTGGCCTGCTCCATATGATTAAATAATTCCTGAGCTGTAAGTAGATCAGAAATACCAATCACCTGACCGTATTGGCTGAGTGTTACGTCAACATACTCAAGAGTCATTTCTTTGTAGCCTGTTTTGCTCCAAGCTGTAGGAGTCCCTCCATTGTCCCAACCTTCCCCTTGAGCAAGGTCTTTAACGTCTGACGTACTCGGTTCTACATAACGGAAAAACCTTACTGAGTTTTTCCCCGCCTTTTCTGGAAGAGCTTGCTTTTTGGCAAACTGTTCTAGAACGATGTTTTGAACTATCTGCTTGAGAAGTTCTTTACTAAAATACGCTTGTAAACTGTTGCTAATGCCAGTTGATGCGGTATCTGTAATTCCTGCCATTTTTCTATTTTATTTATAAGTTAATAACTGCACCCCGTTGATCGTGATCCTTCACCATTTTTAGAAGTTCATCCCTTTGTCGGTCTGAACTCATATTACTGAAGGATTCCAATCTACCCGATTGGTCAACGGTTGTTCCGTTTATTTGTAGTTTGCCGTTTAACTCTTCCACTTGCTTTGCAAGCTTGGAGTTTTCAGCTTCCAAGTCATCAACTCTCTTAGCCTTAATAAACTGTTTAGCAGCTTCCACTGCGTCATTGATACCTTCTGGATACGTTGCCAAAATCTTCTTTCTATCAAGCAATTCAGAAGTGAATTTATACAGTTCGGAGTCTTGATCCTGTAGTGACGGATTGTCCTTCACTTGCTGGCTCAAGTTTGCCTCCCATTGCTCCATTACTGTCCTCTGTGCATTGAGGATTTCCTGCTGCTGGATTGTTTCCTTTGCTGTTTTAGCTTTTTGAAGTGCTAACTCTGCGAGATCATCACGACCTTCTTCCCTGTATTCCTGAGCAATTTGCTCATAGTCATCAGGAGTAAACTGTGCCGCTTCTTTTCGCTGCTGAATCTCTGAGAACGCATCTGTTTTTTTAGCTTCAAGCTCTTGGCGTTCTTGTGCCAACCTTGCTTGTTCTTGCTTTAATTCTTCTTTAGCTGCGTTTACTTCCTTCCAGCTTTTATTAGCTCTGTCTTGGGCTTTTTTAGCTCTGGAGTATTTCGATTTCGGTTGTTCCTCAGAAGGTTCTACCTGTTCTTTAGGTTCAGGAGTTTCTTCCTTGGGTTTGTCTTCTACGTTGACCGTCTCGCTAGTTGGTTCCTCCGCTGCGTTTTCAGAGGTTGGGGTGCTCGCAGTATCACTCGCGGGGGCAGTGCCATCTATTTCAGCAATCTGCCCTAATAGCTGTTCGCGTGTGATTACTACCTCACCAGCTTGTACTGTTTCAGTTTCAGACATAAATTCTAATTAGTTCTAGGGTTCAGTAACCACTCAAGATCGTCTGTGACTCCTTCTTCTACTGGAGCTTTTTCTGGTTGTCTTACCATTAGCCCGTCAATAGATGCCAGAGCACCCTTAAAACCTGCAGCCCAACCTGCTTCATAAGCGAGATTAGCCTTGCTGCTGGATATTAGTTTCTCCATTTGATGCAAGTGCAACGACAATAAAGAACTATTTAACTTCTGGCCTGTTGTTGAACCGAAGAAAGCTCTTAGTGCTTCCGTATCCTGATCACTCCACTGCTGGGGTTTCGGGTATCCGTTGTTCCGGTTGAACGCCCTCAGCGTTCGCCATTTCTGCATTAGCTTGTTCATTGTTTGCTGCTTGAGCTGCTTGCTCAAAAAAGTCATTAAGATCCCGCTCAATTTCTGTAGCTGCTTTTGGATCTTTTTCTTTCAACTGATTAACGTGTGCAGCCAAGTGCTGTTGCAACATCTGCCCTTCTATTGGCTCAGGTGCTGCCCCTTCTTGTGCTCTCTGTTGGATGTATTGCATCACTGTCTGGATGTGTACCAGATCATCATCAGCAGGTTTAACTTGTGCAGGGAATCCTAGTCTCAAGATTCCTATTTCTTCAGCTTGTTGCTCTGCCTGATCTGATGCCTGTATATTCGGATCTTGAAATAATCTCTTAACCAGTGTTGCGTCATCTGCTTCCAGAACTGACTTCCTGAGTTGTCCCTGATTAATGAAAGGATCATTGTTGAACATCTGCAGGCGAGTCATCGCTTTCTGGAATAGAAACTGTTTATTAACACCGTCAGCAGATCCAGTAGGTTGAATGTTGTAATTCTGGCTGATTGCTTCCTGTGGAACTTCCTGAGCTGTATCAAGATACCAGTAATTTAAATCTGTGCCGTCATATTGCTGCAGCATTGACCAGCTCATTCTGTAAAGTTTTCCTAAAGCAATCCTAAAGATTCTCATCCTCAGATCTGTGCTCTG